TTATTAACTGCTTGTTGGATTCCTAAAACATGAAGGCAGGTTATGAATGGAGAACTTATTACATGATGCATGGGTACTTTTTGTTGGTATTGGTTCATGGATGGTTAATAAGTTAACCGGTAAATTAGATTCATTAGAAAAGGATAAGGCAGATGCTGGGCAAATAAATGATGCTATTAAAGGCATGAGTGGGAAAATACATGAAATAGAGAAGAAAATTGATAGTTTAGGTCTAACAGCTATTGAGCGATCTGAATTTAAATCAGATATAACATCTTTGCATTTACGAATTAATGATATGGAAAAACGAAAATCTGATAAGATACAGAAGGTAGATGTAAAGATGCGAACAGAAAACGGAGAGCACTAGTGGATAAATTAAATGAGATGTTAATTGGTGCTCTAGCCGTTGTAGGCGGATTTGTTACTAAACGAGTTTTTAACAACCATGATTCTTTAAGTGATCGGGTTGCTGATATAGAGAAAAACCTTCTTACTAAAGAAGATATCAGTCATTTAGAGCGTAATATGCAAATGATTGTTTCTCATCTCATTAAAAAAGGAGATACACCATGATTGAAGCCATTATTGGTTTTATCGACAAAGCAATGCCAGGACAAAAGACTTATGCCTTAATGTTAATTGGAATAGGCATGATGGTTTGTCAAATGTTAGGCTATCACCAATTTCCTAATGAAGCTTGGGGTTTAGTAGGTATTGGTGGAGCAGCTACTTGGAAAATGGGGCAAGATCGTAAGAAAAAATGAATGAAATTATTTTAACTATTGTACTTATGGTGCCATCTCCGTATACACTAGTAAACTGGTCTGTAAATGAAATTCCTACTCAAATACAGATCATGCACAAGTCTGGTTTAGAAGTGAGTTATAGTGCCAGTTTTACATCTTGTAAGACTCGACCTACACATAAAAAAGAGATGGTGTTTAAAGCTCCACAGGACCATTGTTATTTAGTTAAAGATCTAAGTAGTCCAAGATTTGTTAGACATAAAGATTTTTGGTTTCCTGTTAAATCCACTCGGAGATAATTATGGATATAGCTTCAATGTTTGCAGGGCAGGGGTGGTTTGAGATCGCTGGTCAGGTAGTCCTCATTTTCACTGCGATTACGGGGGCTTTACCTGACAAGTTTGTACAAAAGATTCCAATATTAAGCACAGTATGGCCTATATTTAATTGGTTGGCTGGTAATATATTTAATAACATTAACCATCCTAAAGGGATGGCTGCTGTAGCAGAAGTGGAGAAAGAAATTGATGCCGCTAAAGCTAAAGTTCGTGACAGGGCTGGTATGCCTGACGTTCTTGACGGGATGTAGTGTAGGACTCTTATCGGAATTAGCTGCGCCAGCAGCTAATTTCGCTATTGGCTTTTATGATGCTAATGATTACTACTCTAAAGAATGTCTTTGGTATGATGAAGTTAAGCTAAATAAAGAAACTAAAGAATGGTTACTTTCCTCTAATCCTCCTGGATCTGTCAGTAAAGACCTAGCTCAGGTCAGTAGAAACAACGACATATATAAAGAAGTCTGTAGTAAGCATAAGAGTATTGCTGATAAGGTTAAGGATAAAGCAGAAAGGCTTACTAAATAATGGCTAAACCTAAATTAGGAAGTGGAGCAAGGTTTAAAGCATTAAAAAAGAAATTATCTAGTCAAGGAGTTAAAGACCCATCAGCATTAGCAGCTAGTATTGGTCGTAAAAAACATGGTAAAAAAGCATTTCAACGATTAGCTGCATCTGGTAGAAAAAGGAAATCAAATGCCTAGAGGAATAGGAACTTACGGAACTAGACGAGGAAGACCTCCTAAAAAACCTAAAGTAAGGAAGCCTAGGAGAAAACCTTATAAATAACAATAGGTTAGCTTATGTTAACTAGAATATGGGGTATTATTCTAATTGTTGTAATAACTACATTACTTTGGGCAATATCATTTTACGGACTGTCTACTTTATTAGATTTAAAATATGGCTTATGAGTATAACCAAACTACCCGAGGACTTTTGTTCGGATCTACATCGACATGTATAAAAGTCTTAGCTATTCCCACCCTATTAAATACACCCATGGCGGCTTCTATTAGCTCATACCTCTCGGCAGATCCAGCATAGCCTAGATCTGCCGCCCACCCATCTATATGGCTAGATGTAGGCTTAGCTTTCGTATTAGCATTATGCTGCTCACACCTAATCCCGCTATTTATCCGTATAGGGCGTTTTACTAGATCCCTTATAGCTTGTACCTTTACTGCTAAAGCGTCCTTAATATCGTCTTTACCGCAGCCACATTTACATGCAAATTCTGCTCTATCAAAGTTAGCTGTTAAATCGCCCATAACTTACTCCTTATATTTATGTTTAGAACGTCTTCGTTCGTAAGGTTCATCCCAAGGGACAGATCCCCTGGATTGAGGTTTTTTACGTCTTTCGCTAAGTCTCAGTATATTAAGGACTTTTCTAATTAATTTACTTAGATGCATTTCCAAGTTCACCCTGGTATCGCTTTTCCAAGCTTTTTAGTTCTTTTAATCGTTTCTCGTAAGAAGCTATTTGTCGTCTAATTGAAGCTAATTTAGGTTTAAGCCTCTTAAGTACTCTACATTTTTTACAAGTTACTGGTAACCAATGATGTGAAATAATAGCATCTTTATAATCTGTAGCGCCACATAGTGCTTCTTGTGTTCTACTCTTCCACTTGTGGATCATCATTTCTAGTATACTTGTAATGACTGTTTAAATTTAATTGCCCAGTTTCTTGATTAAATCTAACCCAGTGAATTTCAGATAGTTGATCAGGATACACAGTTTCTATATATTCTAATTCACCATGTTCATTAGGTTTATAGATTTTAACTGGATAAATAATCATTAGGCGTAAGGATCCCCTTTATTTACCTTAGATTTGAATAACTTAGAGGCTTTAAATGTAGGAACTCTTCTTGCAGATATGATTGCATCTTTTCCTGTTTTAGGATTACGTCCTAATCGTTGATTTTTATTTACAGCGTGAAAAGATCCAAATCCTCTAATAGTTACTTTACCGTCATTAACAATTCCTTGTTTAAGTTCTTTAAGAACAGTTTCTACAATAGTTCCTGCTCGTCTGTATGGAGTATCTATTACATCAGCGACTTCTTGTATTATAATATTTTTCACTAAAGCTCTCCTTATAGAATGATTAGTATTGTACTACTTGCATTACTATATAATTTAATGATAGATTATTCAATACTATGGCTCAGAGTACTTTTAATTTTACAGATCAAGAATTTTTAAAAGTTATTAATTCTCTTTGTAGAATTGATTTAGAAGTTGATGAATATACGCCATTAGAGTCAATTAATGATAAACTGAATATGGATGAATTGGATAGTCTAAGCATAACGGTATTTTTTGTATGGATAGTCCATTTATTCGGTATTTCTGAAGCTAAAATACAAGAATTTATTAGTAAACGTGATTTTACTGTTAAAAAGATTAAAGAATTTGTTACTAAAGAAGCTACAAAAACATACTCTTATGCAGATGCAGATAAAGAAATATTTAAAGGAAATTATAAAGGTAACTATTTTGGAGGGGCATAATGTTATTTGCTCACACTAGTTTAGTGCAAGAGGGAGAAGCAGCTTTATTTTATAGATTTGATAGAAAACTAAATGGTTACATGATAGCTGGAGTATTTATTAATGACACAGTAGAAGCTAAACTAAATTTTGCTAAAATATGGACTTATTTTGTATCTGAAATTGTACAAGCAGACGATATATATTGCTCTATTCCCTTAGAAGGTCAACATAGTATGTTTAATAATTACTTAACTTATCACAGTGATAGTGATAACCTTAAGATATATAAGGTTGATAGTTTTCTTAAAAAACAATATAGTAATTATGAGAAACATTTAGAAAGAGCCGGGAGTAGCACATGAGCGATACAAATACAGATGAAGTTGTAGATCATGTTGAAACTGATGCATCTACTTTGCAACCAGATTGGAAAAATCCGCCTCAACTAGCAGATCTTAAAGCTGATTTTGAATCAGCTCAAGTAGCTCATGATGTTCATGTTCAAGAAGTAGATAATTGGTTAAGAGTTCTTAACGGTGAACAGACAATTAATGCTAAAAAAGGACGTTCTAAATTAGTTCCTAAATTAGCGCGTAGACAAGCAGAATGGCGTTATGCTGCTTTATCAGAACCTTTTTTATCTACTGATGATTTATTTAATACATCTCCTCAAACTTTTGAGGATAAGAAATCTGCTATACAAAATGGAATGGTAGTTAATTATCAACTTAACTGCCGTATGGATAAAGTTAAATTTGTTGATGAATATGTAAGAACAGCTGTTGATGAAGGTACAGTTATAGTACGTACTGGTTGGGAGTTTGAAGAAGGAGAACGTAAAGTTTATGAAGATGTAATGGAATTACAACCTGTTATGGACCCAAATACAGGTCAAATGAGTGTAGATCCTAATACTGGACAACCTGCAATGCAGGAGGTAAAAGTAGGAGTAAAAGAAACTATAAAAACAGTTACCCTTAAAAATAATCCAGTATTAGATGTCTGTGATTATAACAATATTATTTTAGATCCTACTTGTGAAGGAGATATTGAAAAAGCTAACTTTGCAGTATTTAGCTTTGAAACATCGTTATCTGAACTTAAAAAAGACGGAAGATATACAAATTTAGATAATATTAATTTTGAAAGTGCGTCAGTATTAGCTGAACCAGACCATGCTGTTAATTCAGATGACACTTCTTTTACATTTAAGGATAAAGCTAGAAAAAAGGTTATTGCTAGAGAATATTGGGGGTATTGGGATATAGATGATACCGGGGAAGTTAAACCTTTCGTAGCTACTTGGGTAGGAAGCACATTTATACGATTAGAGGAAAATCCATATCCAGATAAAAAATTACCTTTTGTATTAGTTCAATACTTACCTAGACGTAAAAATATTTACGGGGAACCAGATGCGTCATTAATAGAAGATAATCAAAAAATAGTAGGAGCGGTTACTCGAGGTATTATTGATATTATTGGACGTAGTGCTAATGGACAACAAGGTATTAGAAAAGATGCATTAGATGTTACTAATGCCCGTAAATTTGAACGAGGTGATGATTATAAATTTAATGCTAATGTAGATCCTAGGCAAGCTTTTCATATGGAAGTTTATCCGGAAATTCCTAGATCTGCTTTAGAAGTATTAAATATGCAAAATAATGATGCTGAAGCATTAACAGGTGTTAAAGCATTTACACAAGGTATTTCAGGACAGGCATTAGGAGCTACGGCTACTGGAATTAGATCTGCATTAGATGCTACATCTAAACGAGAACTAGGTATTTTACGTAGACTATCTAATGGATTAACCCAAATTGGTAGAAAAATTATTTCTATGAACGCCGAATTTCTAGATGATGAAGAAATTATTCGCATTACTAATGAAGAATTTATGGCTATTAATAGAAATGATTTGGGAGGGAAGTACGATATTAAGCTTAATATCTCTACCGCGGAAGCTGATGAACAAAAAGCTAGTGAATTGGCTTTTATGTTACAGACTATGGGAAATACTATGCCTCCTGAAATGAGCTATATGATTCTAGCAGATATAGCTAAATTACGTAAAATGCCTGACTTAGCTAAACGCATTGAAGAGTACCAACCCCAACCTGATCCTATAGCACAACAAAAAGCTCAACTTGAAAATGCATTACTTGAAGCTCAAGTTAATAATGAATCTGCTAAAGCTCAAGAAAATGCAGTAGATGTTGAGCTTAAGAAAGCTAAAGCTGCAACAGAACAAGCTAAAGCAAGAAGTATGCATAGTGCTTCTGATTTAGATGATCTTGATTTTATGGAAAAAGAATCAGGAGTATCGCATGCTAGAGAGATGGATTCAGATGATAGAAAACATAAGCAACAAATGGAAAATAAAGAACACGATAGATTAGCTAATCTTGATAAAGTAGCATTCGATGCGTTAACTAAACAACAACAACAATAAGGAGATTATATGAGGCCAATTGAGGAGGTCGAAATACAGATTGAAATGGCTCAACGAATAAGAGCTTTACGAGACAATTGTGCTAAATTAATGCAAAGTAAAGAATTTAAGGATGTTATTGAGGAAGGATATTTTAAAGAAGAGGCTGCTAGATTAGTTATGGCTAAAAGTTCTTTTATGAATGATGATCAAAAACAATTAATAGATAATATGATATATGGTGTAGGCGCTCTTAAAAATTGGCTGGAATCTGTTATGCGGCGGGGAGACGAAATGGATCAAGCTATTGAAGGACATGAAAAAACACGTGAAGAATTATTACAAGAAGAGGTACTTCAATGAGCCAAACTTCTTTAGGTCTATCAGACCAGGAATTTTTAGAAAAAGATCCAGCTGAATTCTTATCCGAGGAGTCTATTGAAGAGTCAGAGACCACCCTTGAAGATTCAGCTCAGGATACTTCATCAGAAGATTCTGATGAAACAGAAGCAACTTCCGATACTGATGTAGAGGAAGAAAGTGATGCACAAGAGCAAACTGAAGTTACAACTGAAGAAGATAAAGTAAGCCAACCAGTTGAGGATACTCAAACGGAGCCTGAAACGTCTACGGATAGTGATACTACAGAATCTCTTGATACTAGTAAGAAAGACTCAACAGAAACAAAGGAGGATACTCCGGAAACTACCGAGTTTGATTACGAAAGTGCATATAAAAAGGTGTCTAGTCCTTTTAAAGCCAATGGGACTGATATGCAAGTTACGGATCCTAATGATATAGTGCGCTTAATGCAAATGGGCGCTAACTATCAAAAGAAAATGTCGCAACTAAAGCCGCATTTAAAGATAGTTAAAATGCTTGAAAAGAATGAACTATTAGATGAAGGTAAATTAAATAATTTAATTGACCTTGCGAGAAAGGACCCGAAAGCAATCACCAAGCTTATACAGGATAGTAATATAGACCCTTTAGATATTGACAAGGATGTTCCTAGTGATTATCAACCTACTAATTATACTCTTAGCGATAAAGAATATAATTTAGATGCGGTTCTTGATGAAATTAAAGATACCGAAACCTTTACTAAAACAATTAATGTTTTAACTAAAGAATGGGATCAGCAGAGTAAAACCGTAATTTCTGATAATCCAGAAATTATTGGTATTATTAATGCCCATATGGGTAATGGTGTTTTTGATAAAGTTAATGCAGTTTTACAACAGGAAAAAACTTTAGGTAAAATTCCTGGAATTCCCGATGTAGAAGCTTATAAGCAAATTGCGGAATATATGTATAAACAAGGATTGTTAACTAATCCAACTCAAGAAGGTAATCCAGCAACGTCCAAAGTATCAAGTAATGATAAAAAAGCTGATGCTGATCGAAATAAAAAACGAAAAGCAGTAGCTCCGGTCAAGCAAACTACTACAAAAAAAGCTTCAAAAGAGGAAGATTTTTTAGGTCTTTCTGATGAAGAATTTATGAAAAGGTATGCTGTCCGGTAGTTAACACTATTTAATACAGGACATTTATTATGGCTAACGAAAACATGTATAACGCACCTTCTAGCACTGCTAGTGGTACTGCGTCAGATATCGGCCCTCAAGCGAGAACCGATTATTATTTTAAGAAAGCCCTTATTTCTGTTCGGGATAAACAGTATTTTATGCCTTTGGCTGATGTACGTGCTATGCCGAAACATATGGGTAAAAAAATCAAGCAAGATGTATATGTTCCATTGCTTGATGTATTGAATACGGGTGACCAAGGACTTGATGCTGCAGGTACAGCATTAACTGCTGGTACATGGTCTGCCTGGAATTCTTCTGGTGTTCTTCAAAATACCAACTATGCAAATAGAGCTGCTGCTCGAACTGCCGCTGGTAATACTGGTGAAGTAGCTGAGAATGACCAGAACTTGTACGGTTCTTCTAAAGATACCGGAACAATTAAATCTAAAATTCCAACCCTCCGTGAAAACGGTGGTCGAGTTAACCGTGTTGGATTCACTCGTACGCAAATTGAGGGTGAATTGCTTAAACGTGGTTTCTTTACGGAGTATACTCAGGAATCAATGGATTTCGATTCTGATTCAGAATTGTTGATGCATATTACTGAGGAAGCTCTTGTTGGTGCTAATGAGCTGACTGAAGCGGAGCTTCAGGCAGATCTTATTACTAATGCAACTGCTAACGGCACAGCTTACTACTGTTCTTCTACTAATGCTGTAACGACAGGTAGTAAATTAGACGTTGATGAAGTTGTTACTTATAGAGATCTAATGAATCTTTCTATTGCTTTGGATGATAATAAAACTCCTAAGCAAACAAAGATTATTGCTGGATCTCGAATGGTTGACACGAAAACCATTAATGGTGGTCGTGTAATGTATGTTGGTTCTGAATTGATTCCTGTTCTACGAGCTATGACTGATCTTCACAGCCAGCCTGCTTTCGTATCTGTTGAAAAGTATGCTGATGCTGGAAATATCATGAATGGTGAAATTGGAACAGTAGATCAGTTCCGAATTGTTGTAGTACCAGAAATGCAATTCACCGAAAACGGTGGTGCATCTGCTGCTGATACAGCAGGTACTGGTGATAACGGTGCAGACATCTACCCAATGTTGGTTGTTGGTGATGGTGCTTTCACTACGATTGGTTTCCAGACTGATGGAAAAAGCGTTAAATTTACCATTAACCACAAGAAGCCCGGTAAAGAAATAGCTTCTTTGGATGATCCATACGGTGAAGTAGGGTTCTACTCCATCAAATGGTATTATGGTTTTATGGCGCTTCGCCCAGAACGTCTAGGAATTATTTGGACTGCCTTGGCAGCTGTATAAATAACAGGAACGCCACCCGAGGGCGTAGCCCTCGGGGGCTTCTCTTTTAACTCGAGGAATGACAGTTTCTCAAAGGAGAATGAAATGGAAGTTTTAACACCAATTAGTGAACTTAGTTACGAAGAAATTAAAGCAGAATTAAAAGAGTATGGAGTTACGTTTCACCATAAAACAGGCCAAGCTAAACTAGCAGAGCTTTTAGCTGATGTAAGAAAAAATCCTGAAAGCATGATGCAGGATTTTGATAATGAAGAAGTAGCTACAGATCGTCCATATGAAGGCGGCAATCCTAATGCAAGTAAAGCAGCTATAGCTGCAGCTACTAAAGCAATGGAATTAACTGGTACACAGGAAGCATTAAAATTAGTTCGTATTGTAGTTACTCCTAACGATCCTCTTATGAGTGGGTATCCAGGACTTATATTTACAGTAGGAGCTTCTAGTTTAAATAATGGAAAAATGATTAAGAAATTTGTTCCATTTAATAACGAGGAAGGCTGGCATGTTCCTAATATTATTTATAATCAAATAAGACATGCTGAAATGCAGAAATTTAAAACTGTTACTCGTCCTAATGGCGAGAAAGTATTAGAACCCTATATTACACAAAAATTTAATGTACGTGTTTTAGACCCTCTTACAAAAGAACAATTAAAAAGACTAGCAGATGCCCAAGCTGCTAATCCAGCATTTCATACGGGAGATAACTAATGCCTTTAACTATTGCGAATTTAACTGCTGGTGTTTCTACAGATTCTAATAATGTAGTTACAGGAACTGGAATATTTGATGACATGATGGAGACAGTGAATGCTCATCTATCTGCTCAATATAATTTAGGTAGAATTACTGGCAGTGATTACGCAACAGTTTATTTAACTGCAATGCAAGCTACTGTACAACAGGCAGTAGCTTACACACTAGGACAAGCTAAAACAAATGCTGAAACTAGTTTATTATTCCAAAAAGAAATTACTGAATTTGCTCAAACAGATCAATCAACTAAAGTAGCTCCTAGTACTACTAGTATTATGGGTAGAGCAGCTGCTTTATCTGCTGAACAAGCTAAAGGTTTCAAATGGAATGCTGATCAAAAATATCTTAAAACTATTTTAGATGCATGGAGTGTTAATATTTCAACTGCTGGAGTAGCTGCTACAGGTGTAACTGCTATTAATGAAACTGGTACAGGAAATATTAATACACAGATTAGTAACGCAGAACCTACAGGATAGTAGCAATGAGTTTTATTGCTAGTGTTTTTACGGCAGTTATTGATGTTGTTGTTGGTATAGTTGAAGCCGTTGTACAAGTAGTTGAATTAGTTGTACAACTTATTATGGTAGTGCTTGGGTATGATGGTGGAAGTACCCAAATTGTTGAGTATTTTGAAGTTCGTAATTACCCTTTATTTGAAGATGTAGATAGAAGAAATCCTATTAAAAGTTCTATCATGCAGTCGGTAATCGGTAATAGGGACGTTGGCTCTAACCTAATTTATCATCTCGTATTTCGTAGTCTTAAAGCTAATATACAAGAATTTACCAGTTTTATTGATCAGGGAAATTATTTTGAAAATTTCCCTGATTTAGATTCATATATTTTAGTTGTAGACTATGATGAATTAACTGCTGCCTTACAAACTCTTACAGGCGTAGCTTGTACAGTTGAAACAGCTTATTTAAGAGCTTTATCTAAATCAGATTGGGTTAAGTACTGGTTACAAGAAAATAGAGGATATGATGTAGGACTGAATAGATTAGGAGAAGGTAACGCCACTATTACTATATCTCCAACTACCCCGGCGGCAGATACTGTTCAAGTAACCCCTTCAACTAATCATTTTGATGTAGATATTACTAGTGAAATAACAACGAGTGACTCCGCAACAGCAGATCAACGATGGTATGTAAATCTTAATACAATTAGTTATAATTCTTCTACGGATGACTATAGTATACCCGCATATCAAAATAACGGTATTTCTATAACTTTACCTTATACTGCTCCGACAAAACCAACCCAGATACATTACGTATCAACGTATTATCAAAATTCAACTCCTTCAAGAATTTACTTATTTATATATCAAGCAGGCTCTGGAACATATACTGATTTAGATACTATAGAAGAACCCATTCAAATAGATAATGCTAATTTACAAGCATTACCCGCCATACCATTAAGAATTAATAATGCTAATTTTAGTACTTTTGGTACTACAAAAGCACAGCAAATCACTGATTTAGTAGCTATATTAAATTTAGATGCTCAGGAAGTTATAGATACGATTATGAGTGATTCAGGAATTGCGGCTGGTGATTTAGATCATGCATATATTAATTTTGGTGTTCGTATGTGGGATACTACTCAAGCAGGTATGTCTTATTTATTTAGAATGTTTGAAAATTTATACCCTGCTCAAGGCACAACACAAGGTATTTATAATAATACTCCAACAGGAGATGATAGACCTCAAAATAATATTTTAGTCCGATGTGATGACTATGAGTCTGCTTTTCAATGGTCTTATATTACATATCAGTTTACTTCATTAGCTGATATTAATGCAGATAGTGGTAGTACAGAAAATGGCATTTATTATTCAGATATGTCAAGATTTGATTCAAATAACCTATTGAAATATAACTATTATGTTTCTTCAGGTAAAGGAACATATAACGTAGGATATAAAGCAGATGATTTAGATGAAGTACAGGATTTCTTAGATGGAAATGGTGTACCTAATCCTGGTACTACGTCCTCAGAAGCAGCTAATTGGTTACAAGTAACTAAAAGACTGTCTTATAACAATCCTAGTCCAGTGCTACAGGAAGCGGATGGTAGTACTAGTTCAATCATATATTTAACTCCTGATGGTGTATATGAAAACAATGGATCAGGAGTATTAAGATATGTAGAAGCTGCAGCCCCTGAGACAACTATAGGGCAATCAATAACTTACTATTGTTGTAAGCCCTCTGGATTGGATGCATATACAGTACATGCACCTATAGGTGCTTTAAAGGTTATTGATGGAGATACAGGTAAATTTAAAATAGTTAAGTTTAATTTAGGGGCTAAAGAAGATTTAATGGCTCCTTTTATTTATAGCTTTGTTAAAGATTTATCCCATAATGAAGTAGCTAAATTATTCCTAGCTGGAGCGCATGCTTCTATCTATGTAGCTCATTATGAAGTAATTGAGCATGCTGGAATGGATTTTCTTACAGCTCTAGTAGTACTAATAATAATTATAGTTGTAGTTTATCTTACGGTATCATCTGGTGGAGGAACAGGAGGAGAAGACGATTTTCTTACTGCGTTACTTGCAGCAGCTGAAGTAGGTACTTTATATGCCATTAAAACTGTTTTAATTCCAGCTATAGCAAAAATGGCTTTTAAAATGATTGTTCAGATGGCTATTCAAGCAATTATTACAGAAGTAGTAGATGATCCTGCATTAGCTATGGCATTGAATTTTCTAGCTTCTGCTGCAATTATGGCTTGGGATGTCAAGATTGGTTATAGTGCTGGAGATACAGGGCCTCCTGGTACTAATATGTTTGATGATATGGGAGATATGATAGGAGATGTCACTGTAGCAGATACTCCTTCTGGATTTACTTTTGATAGTACGACTAGTTTTTCTATGCTAACTCCTTTACAAATGGGGCAATTAGCTGTATCAGCACTTACCGGAGTTAACGAAGTAATGTTAATTGATTTAAAAAAAGATGTAGCTGATTTTAAAGAAGAAATGGATAGATGGAAGGATATTTCCGAAAATGCAATAGAAAAAATGAATGAAATATGGGAAGAAATGATGGGTGTTGGTTCTGATTTACCTAATATGGTTGCAATGGTATCTACATGGGGTAGTATACGTTCTCAAACAACCCCCCATACCGCTGAGGCTACTCTATTAGCTTATGAAAAACAAATAGATGTAAAATTAAACAGTCAACATGCATATGAGACATATTTTAAAATGAAAACAGAACCCGTTATATTTAATGTTTAATAGACAATTAAACGAATTAAGAGTAAAATCGTTTTATTATAAGGAGTTGAATTATGCCAAATTGGAATGAAATACCTACATGGGAAGAAATTGAAAGATCTGGGCAAATGCCTAGAGGTAATATGGCTAGAAAACACTATGCACCTCCTTTTGGACAAGGAATACCCTATAGCAGTCCTAGACCATCACCACGACAGTTAGAAGAACAACAATTAAGAGAAGCATTAGAAAGATGGAATAGAGGTGGTCCTAATGCACCAAATCTTTGGGACCCTGCTTTTAAGAATTATTCATTAGCTGCTCCTACAGATAGATCTGGAAATTGGACAGCTAAAAGAGATGAAATGATTCAAGAGGAAAAAAGAAGAAACAACCCTCTTATAGATAAATGGGATCCTAATGATCCAGTACAAAAGAAAATGATGGATCGAAAAGGATTTGGTGTCTATGACAATTATCCGGATATATGGACTAAAGAGAATGTTATGGATGCTTGGAATAGAATGAAAAATTTTATTAGTGGAGGTAGATAATGCCGCATATAAATGGAGATGAAGGTCATCAGTTTGATAGTTGGTTAAAAGGAACTTCAGGAGCATATAATTGGTCTACTGATCCTAATCCTCGAGATTATGGTTCTAGTAGTAATCCTTTTGGGGATAATTTATCATTTTGGCAAAACATGTTTCCTTCTTTGGGCAGTTCTAATTCTGGGGTTCTAGCTGATCCTAGTGGGGGAAGTAAAGGTGGATTTGGTTGGAATATGCCTACAGCAATGATGTTTGGTCAAGGTTTAAGTGGTATAGGAAATTTAGCTAGAGGTTGGGCAGCTATTAAAGGTTTAGATGTAGCTAAAGATTCATTAAACTTTAAAAAAGATGCATTTAATGAAAACATGCAAAATCAAACAAGTTTACTAAATAATCAAATAAGAGACAGGAATATATTCAAACAAAAAACTATGACTCCTGGTGGTTATCAATTAGATAAAGAATTAACATATAATCGCATAGGTTAAAGGAGAATATAATGGCTACACCTATTACGTGGAAAAATGTATCAGCTCCAGATTTTGGTGATGAATTACTTGCGCAGCAAAGAGCAGGAAATCTATTAGGTAAAGCAGTTGAAGGATTAGGGACTAATGTAATTGATGCTGCAGAAGCAAAGAGAAAATTTGAGACAGATCAATTTATTGCAGATCTAAATGCTGCTCCTGATGATGCAACACGTAATCAAATGGTGTCTGATGCTGAAAGTGGATGGTTAAATTTAGATAGAGTTAATAAAGCTGTAACAGATGCACAGCTTCAAGATTTTAAAGTACAAGAAGAAGCAAGAGCACAATTACTATCTGCGGATCAACACGCGCAAGCTGAACGACAATTAAAACAAGATTTAAAGATGGATCCTTTAGAATTATCAGCAAAGGAACTAGATATTGATGAAAAACGGCACACTTTAGATACTGCTATAGAAATAGATCCTTATAAAATACGAGAACAAAAAATAAAAACTGAAGAAGCAGAACAAATATCTCCATTAAATATACAAGCTAAAGAAAGAGAAATAGAGAAAACGGATTTACAATTAGATGAAATTCGAAATAATATTAATATTGCTGAAAATAATTCTCAACAATCTGTTCAAAGATTTAAACATGAGCAAGGATTGTGGGCAATACAGGATGCTAATGCTAAACAGGTATTTGAAAATTCTAAATTAGCACATAAAGAAGCTTTACGGAAATATAATCTTGCATTAACAAATGCCCCTCAAGAAGCTCAAAAATTAAAAAATGATTTGGCTAGAAGTGCAGCTACTTTAAAAATAGCTGAAATGCAGTTGAAAGAGAGCGAAAGAGTATTAAAAAATCATAGTATAGTTTCTAGGCAATTAAATGTTCTTTCTACTAAGCCTGATAATATCAGTAAAGAAAAATACCTACGTGACACAATCGAAAAAAATAAACGAAATCGTGTTGATAATACATTATTAAAGGAAGAATACTCACGTATGGTAAATGAAGATCGAGATGTAACTCTTTATAGTGATACCGCATTAACAAAAATGTATGAAGATGCTGGTGTTTTAAAACCTGATGGTACATTTAAAAAAGGAGGTCTTTCTCTTAAAGCTCAATCTAGATTTAAAAATAAAATACGTGCTCAAGTTAAAAAACTTTGGCCAAATGCTACTGGTGATGAACAAGATGCACATGTAAATAGAATTTGGTCTGAATCTGAATATAGAGAGCAATTTGCTCAAGAAGCTATGCGAGAAGCTAGAACACCTGAACAAAAATTAGCAAGAAGGCATACACAACAAGTTAGTGAACTAATACGGGATATAGAGAATGCTAAAAGTCCACAAGATATGCAGAATATTTTAGATTCTGGAATTCGAACATTAAAAGGACAGGATGAACCAGTTCCAGAAAAAGAAATGATGAGGCTAGGTCTTTATCAAAAACGAGTTCTAGAAACTTTATGGCCGCAAGGTGTTATGGAAGAATTTGCTACAATGTTAGGTTATGGAGGAGATACTACAAAAATTCAGCCTAAAGATTATACAGCAAGTAATAAACTTGAATTTCAGAACTATCTTGATGACATACTAAGAAGACAGTTTAAATATGTTGACGAAAAATCACGAAATAGTATGCGATTGAATCGTATGAACAGAACTCCAGATATGAATTATTTCTTTGATCTTGCTGCTGAAGGAACTAGACAAGCTAAACAAATAAAGGATGAAACATTTAAAGGACAGCTTGGAATAGAACAAGAAAACACAAAGAAAGTAATAGAGCAGGGGCGTAATCGATTCCAAAATACTAAGGATCGAATTATGGCTAGAATTGGGGATAAAACAAATTTCGGAATAAAGTTAACTGACCCTCAAAAACTAGAACAATCAATTAAAGATACATACAAAAAAGTAGATTCTATGTTTGGAGGTAAGTTAGATGCCGATGGACAGCGTGTTTTAAAAATCGCAATGCATGAATTAATGACTACTACCAATGTAGAGTGGGAATTTGGTGGAAAAGATAAGGTGTCTAATGTTTACTACTGGCCTGAAGTAACTGATGGTCAAAATACGGATATGAGTAAATATAAAGGCTATCAGATAATAGAAGGTATTCTACAGCATATACCTGAAAAGCCAACTAGTAAGTTGAGTAAAAAAGCACTTAATACTTTTAGAGAAGATCTTAATAACATATTAAAAAAAGATGGTAAAAGAATTAGTGCAGATGGAAATAGCGTTGTTGATTTTGATATGGTTTTAAATAAGAAAGCTGGTGAGAAAAATAAGAAAGCTGATGAGAAAGTTAAAAATGATCCTGGGATGGATTTTTTAGATAGTGTATTTAAAAGATCTACCTCTGTTTCTGGTCCAGTTCCTCGAAGGGATACTTTTCCTCCAGGCAAAGAAGGAGATATAGCTTTTTCAGAAGCGTATAAGCGATTTGCTGAGGAAGCACTTAGATAATTTCTATTAAACCTTCTTAAAAATAAAAATGAATGGCTTCCTCTAAAGATACTTTAGCTAGAGATTTAAATGAAATAGCAAATCTACTGTCGTCTGAGCAAGTTCAAACTGATAGTATTTTAGCTACTTCCCCCGTTGAATCCCCCTCAGTTTTAGATCCTCTTGGCAATTTTAATGATAAATTTGATAGTCTTTTATTAAATAAAAAAGCTGCTACTATTGAGGCTAAAAAACAAGCTGCTAAAAGTATTCTTAATAAAAAAAGAATAGAAGAAGAGCATAGAAATAGAATAGAAATAGGACTCAGAGAAAGAGCAGCAGCTGCCTTTACTCCTGGGTTAACTCGTGCAGAACCCTCTCCGGTTGTTGAAGTCCGCAATGAAGGACGATTACGTAAACATGAAGACGGTACATACACCGTAACTACATTAGATGGTAGAACTATTCCTGGCTTATCTGAATATGATGCTAGAACTTTTTCTGCATGGTCTGATGCTGATATACAAGGGATACGACAAGATGCTCCAGAGGGTTTTGTCGCTCGAAAAGCTACTGGTATTGCTAGAAGTGTTGTAGATATTGGTTTACAAGGAAGTATTGCGGCTTTAGGAGGGACTACTTTACCAGAGAAAGTAAGTTCATATAATCAATTATTAAAACAGAGGGAATTTGCTAAAGATGATAGTAAATTAAAAGATCGTTTAAGATTAGGAATTAGAGGAAAAGAAACTCAAGATCTACTAGATAAAGCTAAAGTACCTGCTAAAGATGCAATAACTCAAAAAGAAATTGACCAATATCGTACTGGTATCCTTTCTTCAGATAATCCAAAATTTGCAATTCTTCAGCAGTTAGATGCAGCCGCAATAGAATCTAAAGAAAGTTTTGATAAATTTAGTAAAATTGCAGCTGGTATTAAAGAAAAATTACCATATAACATGCGAGATCAAGCTGTAGTTAGAGAAGCTTATCAAGTTATTGCAGAAAATGAAGGTAATTGGGCTGCTATGTGGCATGCGGCTACTAACTATACAGGTGCTTTATTATCTCAAGGTATCGATAGTACTCCTTGGATGGTTGCTTTTACAATTGGTGGACCTTTTGCTCAGACGATGATTTTAGCTGATTTAGCTAAAGGTAGAGGTCGTGCAGCTATAGAAGAATTTAGAACTAAGTACGGTAAAGAGCCTACCATGGAAGAGGCTTCAAGAATTAAAATGTGGTCTGCCATTGGTACTGTTGCTGAAAAATTTGGTGATATGGCTGCTGTAGGACTACTTACAAAGAGAATTCCATGGATTAATCGTATTATAGATACAGCATCTAAGTCCACGACTGCTAGAATAGCAGGATTAGTTACTCTTAAAATACCCGGTTCTTTAGGTGGAGAAGCTATTTCGGGCGCTAGTACTGCAGCTTCAGAACAAATGGCATTAGAAGGAAAAATTACTGATCCTATTGCTATTGGGTATGATGCGCTTGCAGAAGCATTTGGAACTCCTGGAGGCATTGCTACCATGTACGCTGGTAGTGCTGTTACTGAAGCAGCTAAACTACCATTTAAACCAAGTAAAACAGAACAAGCAATTATTGATTTAGATGAACGAATAGATAAAGTTAAAGAAACTACATTAAGTGATTTAGATGACCCAGCTTTTCATAATCAATTAAAAGAGGGAGCTGAGGCTAGAGATCTTAACGAAAAATTAGCTCTTTCTGAAAGATTGTTAGAAAAACTTGAAGACCCTACGCCTCTTGAAGATACTGATAAAAATTTTAAAGAAACTCAATTAGATGATATTACTGCGGAATTTCTTAAAGAATCTTTAGAAAGTAAAGATAAAACTGGAGATCAATTATCTTTATTTGAAGAACAAAAAGCTAGGGAAAAAGCGGAAGCTACTTTAGAAAAGGAAACAAATAAATTAAAAGAAGAAGTAAAAGATATTAAAGATAGATTAGATACTAAATTAACAGAAAAAGAACAAAGTAATTATGTAAAATTATTAGAAAAAACAAAAGAAGCTATTTTAACTAGAGAGAAAAAACAAAAGACTCTTAAAACTAAAGAGGGAAAAGAAGCTCGAATAAAAGAAATAGATGAAGAAATAGATAAAATAAGAAATACCCCTGGATTTACTGGTAGAAAAGTAAAACGACTCCTTGATGAAAAAGACACTCTTCAAAAGGAATTAGATCCTTTTATTACTCGTGTTAAAAGAGTCTTCAAAACACAACCTACAAAGCAGCAAGACGAATTAAGTTATGAACCTATAGAAGATAAAGAGTTTAAAGACTTTATTAAATCTATAGATCTTAAAAAGATTACAAATCCTGATACAGATCCTGCAGAAATTAGTGAAGTTATTGATCGTATTGCTCAATTACAAAAAACTAGGGAACTAAGTTCTTTTCAAGAAGAAACATTAACTAGAATAACAGATAGGATTTTAGGAACGCAGCCTAGAAGTGAAGAAGGTACTTTAGGTAGTATTAGAAATGTAACTACTAAATCAGAAACTTTATTAAGAAAAGCACTTGAGACAGCTAAAAAAGATAAAAATGAAGCAGACGAAGCACTCATTACTGCTGAGTTAGATAGAAGAGCAGAAAAAAAGAAATTAGAAGAACTAGATAAAGCAGAAGGAAAAACAGGGAAAACTTTACAAGAGGTTCATACCGACATAGAAGAAGGTGTTAGTACTAGATGGACTGGTATTAATACTTACTATGACAGAATTGTAGAAATTGTAGCTGCTGCTAAAGATGCTGTTTTAGATAGAGCTGCAGTTAGTAATCAGCTAGGTAGGATGAAAACACATGTAGATAATCTACGAAAGAAAAGAGATAAATTTCAAAGTGCATTTAAAAAGGGTCCTAGAGCTGACGGAAAGATATATGTCATTCGTGGAACAGTAGGCGATAACCGGGAAATGACTTATACCGAAGAAGTAATGACTCGTGAAGAATATCTTGCCGAACGTAAAAACGGTAAATATGTAAATGCAATTATTACTAAAGGAACTAAAGGATTTAATTATAATTCTGCTAAATTAATTGAAAAAGTTGAAGCTGAAGTAGCTTATGGTGAAAAATTTCTAGAGGTTCTTACTGCATTTGAAGGAACTTCTTACGAGCGGGCCGAAGCTTCGCTTCGGCTCAAGCGAGAGGAATTAAGAAAGAAAAAAGAACAATTAAGTAAATCTAAATTTAAAAAGAAGAAAGCTTTAATTCTAGACAAAGAAACTAGAGATAAAATTGATAGTAAAACAGATGATGAATTACGAACATATATTAAAGAACAAACAAATCAATTAAAAAAAGATAAAGCTAGTAAAGATAAAACTAAGATACTTCAAACTGAAGCATTAATTAGTCACGCTTCATTACAATGGAATAAACGCCAACAAGATAAAAAGAAAAAAGGTAAGAAGGGTAAAAAGAAAGATTCAATAATATGGAAAAACATAGTTGGTGGCGTAGTTCGAATTATTGATGACTGGAAAGAGGCTAAAAAATTTGCTAAGGAAAATCCTGATATTTCAGTTTATACATTGCGAGTTAATAAAGGGGATACTCTCCCGCTAGGAAGTAATCCTAAAGGTTTAACTTCTGATAAACATTTTGGAAATCCTTGGTCAGCTGATTTTTTTAAAGGGACTCCTTTTAATACTAAGGGGGATACACAAGCAGCTGTTAAAAAATATGAAGATTGGTTAAATCTTAAAGATGTTTATCATAAAGATATATCAGAGAAAGAACGAAAAAAATTAGATGATCGTAGAGATTGGATTCTTGAACAAATTGATGGGAATTTATTTGATACAAGAGATCTAATTTATTTTAAAAATACTCGTCTTAAGAGTAGTGATAGAAGTCATGCGGATGTATTAGCAAATAGAATAGCTGAAAAGAAATCAAAATCTAAAGAACAAGATCAGTCAATCCCTGAAGATAATCAAAAACTTCTTGAAAAAATTGTTGAGCTACGTTGGAAACGTAACAAAACAAATCAAGATAAAAAATATCTTGAAAAGCTGTTAAAGGCGCGTAAAGAAAGAAAGTTTTCTTTAGCATTTCAAATGCCTATTATACTTAAATTTTTAGTAGAAAAATTCAATCCTAAAGCTGAAAAGCATATTCCAAAAGAACAAGCTAAAGCTCAAATTGCTACTCAGTTTATTGGAACTGGTGTAGAAGGATCATCAAGTAGGTTATATGAGCAGATGTATGAGGCGGAGGGATTAGCTAATACTGGAGAATATACTGCAGATGATGTTGTTTTTGTAGCTTCTAATGGAAGAAGAGCAGGGGCAGTAAATCCAGTTATATTTGGTGAAGATGAATCAGGAGAGGATGATAAATTATTAGATGTATATGAAAATCTTGCTAAAGCAATGGAAGCAGGTGCTTCTATTGTTATGGATACAAAAGAGCATTTGAGCAAAACTGGTTATAATATTGGAGAAGAAGCTTTAGCAAAATATTTAACACGTAAAGGATGGAAACGAGTTACTGCTCATGAGGGTCTTCTTCCTGGAGTTGGGATGTGGACTCAAGAAACAGCGGAAGAAAAACAGGAATCAGCTCTAACAGAAGAAATTAAGGAAGAGCTTAAAAAAATAACTTTAGATAATGCTTTAGGGTATCTACAAGACATTCAAGAAATTTTAGAAAAATTTAATGAACAAGATAGTATACCAGTCTCTTTTAGAGGAATCGAGTTTGACCAAAAGAGAGTAGCCGCTAATATCTATGACTATATAGTTGAGGAGGTGCAATTACAATTTAAAAACCTGTATACTAATGAGCTTACAAAACCAAGTATGTCTTATCAAACATTGGTTGATGAATTGCAAAATATGCAGGATAATTTATTTGATATAACTGAAAATTATGCTGCTTACATTTATTATAGTGAAAAATGGCGAAGATACTATGGATTACTATCCCAAAATTTCTCAAAAAACCAAAAACAAGAATACCTTAAAAGTATTGGAAAAACCGAACTTTCACAACTCACAAAAGAAGAACGAGCCAAGTACAATCAAATTAGTCAGTACTCGGTTCAAATACCTAAATCACCTACTGGAGTATTTAGCCGTACTATTGATCTCGCTCTGGAAGCTGAGGAGAGCCCCAGCAAACGACTACCTGACCCGAGAACGGATTTACAGAAATCTCAGGAAGTACTTACAAAGGGAATAGTTGAAAGATTTGGTGACGTTTGGACTGCTATTGACTGGTTAATAGAACATAGTCTTAATAAAAGAACTAGATATATAGCTGCTTTTGTTAAACGTACTCTTCCTAAAAAACAAGAAGTTACTGGTTTTCCTATATATTTTCATAATCAATTTCTTACTCCAGGAATGGGTGCTTATGGTACCGCCCGTTCAGGAACAGTTGAAACTATATCTTATGAAGAAATTGATGAGACCGGTGAAATAATATATAAAACGGAGACAGTAAGAACCGGCACCGAAATTAATCTAGCTATAGGAGGATTAACTGAAAGAACTTTATTACATGAATTAATTCATGCTGCAGTAGGACATAATTTTAGAAAGCCAGTAAGTACTCGTCAAAAAGCTGCTGTCAATCAACTTGAGCATATAGCAGAGGCGCTTAGATCTATACTAGATAAGCATGCTAAAGGCGAACTAACGCCAATTCCTGAAAAAATATCTCCAACTCTTATTTTTTATCTAAATTATGCAGCAGGACGAACACGGGTTTCTAATAATAAATATATTATATCTTCTATAAGTACTGTAGAAGAAATAATAACAGTTGCTTTAAGTGATCCAGATATACAGGACATACTTAAGGCAATGCCTCCATTAGGTAAAGTAGAAACTTCTCTTTGGTCTGAGTTTGTTCAAGGTATTCGTAATCTATTAGGTATTCCGAAAAAAGAGACTACTTTACTAGATCAAATTGTACAAGCTTCTGAAGTTTTAATGGCAGATGAAATTGATTTTGTAGAAGATACTGCTCCTATTAATAGTCTAAAAGAGGCAGTTACAAGATTTAAAGATATATTACATGATGATGGGCTTATTAAAGACATCGATTGGAAAAATAATTTTAATGAGGTAGCCTCTTTAAACAAATTAGCTAGAGCATTAGGAGTACTTACTGAAGAAGATTTAGATATAGTTTCTCCAATGGACACGGTAACTATAATTGATCCTGAAACTGAAGAAATGACTCAAGTACCGTCCGGTAAGTTTGCTAAAATGCTGGGGGCTGTTCATAAAACTTTACTTAAACTTGATAAATCAAAGGAAGAATCTACAGTATTTACAAATTTTATAGATCAATTACAAGATAGAGTAAAATCTATTATTTCTTTAGAAGAATTAGAAAAAAGAAAAGAAAACTTTATTACAGGAAAAGAAGCAGGAATACATTCTAATTTAGAACATTACTTTGGAATTTTAGGTAAGTTCTTTTATGACTTAATTTCGACTAATACTTTACAAAAAGGAAAAACTAAAACTCTTGGATCTAACAAAGACTTAGAAATTCTTAAAGGAATTAATACTCTTCCTGTAGAAGCTTTTGTAGATGAAATTGAGTTAGAGTATGCTTTAGTTGATTTAGGTATAGAAAAAGCTTCAGCTAAAGAACTAGTTAAAGAATATTCTAGATTTGAAAGAAAATACAATCTTATCTATAAAGATGCTACTGATCCTCAAGGGAATACTGCTATTAATCACCCCTTACGTATTCTTTACGCATCGTATCCCGAATTAAAAAATGAAATAGATATACCTCCTCAAATGAAATTCGCAATGATGGTAGGTACATTAAATTGGATTAATCAAAATCCTACTAATATTCGATTTAGAACAGGGTTTGATAGAGAGCTTTTTATGTACGGCGGACATGCTACTCTTTCAATTGATGAAAAAGCGCAATTAAAACCTATTGGCCATGATTATAATGGAGCTGCCAATTCTATTGGTGAGAATATTAATAGTCTATTAAGATTATTCCCTGGAACAGATGATGCTGTAGCAGCGGATGTATACCATAAAAATTTAATACCAGCTTTAGGTATGTTGGCTTTACAAGTAGAGCATGGACCCACTAGTAATTCTCCTACTTCTTTAACTACAGCGAAGGTTAGAGGTATAGGCAAACTTAAAAGTTCTAAAATAGATCAGATTTGGGGGGATAATAAAGAAGATAAACCTAGATTTATTATTGAACAAACTAAATGGCAATTTAAAAAAATAAATAAAGAAGGTCGTATTCGTGAACACGGTGAATCATATAAACATATTAAGATTAATTTAGAAAATAAAGAAAATGAAAAAGATATTCCCTTTAAATTACCTGAAAATCTCACAAATGCACATAAAGATTTAACAGATACTCTTAAAATAGAACTTAAAGGGGATACTAGTAAACCTGCTCAAAAGCCATTTAAAGAAGTTGTTACTAGGGTAAAAGGATTTTTAGGAGGAGTTCCTCTTACAGTAGACAATATGTTACGTAAATTACATAATGTTTCTTGGACTAACACGGAGGCGTTTCGTATAGCTAATGTTTTAGATCAAGCAGGATTTAGAGATGTACTATATGGATTAGCTGATGTACAGCATATAGATGATGATACCAATTTAATTAGAAAAGAATCCCTTGAAACATCTAATGCAGACAAAATTAATGCAATAGATGGTTTATTAGCAGCTTATAACGATCCAGAAGGTAACTTATTAAAAGAATTTTACTTTAAATACGAGTTACAAAATCAACATCGTATTATGCAAAAGTCTTCTGGAACTGTTAATCCTCAAGGAAGTGGAGTTGATCGTTATTATGTAAGACCTACAAATGGCTCTGTTAAATATACTAAAAAGAAATTATGGAAATTTAAATTAGCTGTTGTAGCTAGTTTTGGTTTCAAAATAGATAAAAATAATCTTGAAGCTGCTTTAGCAGCTTACGATGTATTAATGGAAAATCAGGATGTTTTAGATGCTGTTAATGCAATACAAAGTATTAAAAATACAAGATTATATGATTCATCTCTTAGTAGAGATGATAGAGGACCTGTAGAAGAATTAGCTAAATTATTGCCTATTATTCATAATAGTAACATTATTGGTCAACCTGATCATGGTTCTTCTATATTACAAGGACTACAAGGATTAGCTGAAGGAATATCGCTTAAAAGTGATATAGATGAACGAGGTAGTGCTTTCATTGTTCCTACATTAAAAACATCTTTTTCCTCTGATATTATTTTGGAAATTGACGGGATATCTAATGGATTTGCCCAAAATGTTTTTCAATTTCCTATGTATGGTGATGACAATGAAAAAAGACGTAATCAAACTGGAACTACAATTGGAGCAATAGATTCATACGATCCATATCAAACAGATGCTTATGAAGATTTAGGAACAGCTGCAGAAAAAGATGCAGCTAATTCTGATACTGCTGAGAAATTCTATAAAGAAAATAATTTTGGTTTACAAAATAAAAAATGGATATATAAACCCTTTGGAACTTTTAATAAAAATGGCAGATTTGATCATGATAAATACAATAGAATAAATGAAGCATTAACTAGACAATACAAACCTTTAGCAGAAGGGAATACACGTAAATTACTTAAATATCCTTTTCTTATTTTTATGTATGGAGGAGGTCCTTCTAGTATAGCTGATGGAGTAGCAAGTGAAATAGAAGCTGAATTATATGTATCCTTAGAAATGCTTCAAAGGGAATATAATGAGCAAAAAGGAGTAACTGCTCAAGGTAAATTTATAGAGAACGCCGTACAACCATTTTTAACGGACTTAGTTACCTTAGAAGTTGTTACGCTTAAAGACGCGAAAGCCATACAAGGTAAAATACAAAGTAATACATCTAAAGAGGTAGAATTTTCTACTAAAGGGACGGATGCAATAGCTAGTGTTCTTTTACCTAGATTAAATAAAGCATTAACGTCCATGCTAGGTGGGACACAAAAAGCTAGAGAAGCTGCTGTGCAAGCGGGAGAATTACTGCATGCAGTTTTCTTAACTCATTATAATGCAGCTTATGATGAGATGATCACTATTAAAGAAAATGGGAGAACTATTTTAAATAAAGATGGTACTCCTGCAAAGAGACCTGGGTTAACAGAACAAGAAATAGAAGATCTTATTGAATTACAGTTATTAGAATTCTTTCCGCAATATAAAGGTCCTCTTATGCAAGAGGATGGAGCTTTTATTGATTTAACTAAAAGAATCCGGGCGGATATAAAAAATGACGCGGGAAGAGTTACTATAGATTTTAATAAAGTTACTAATCCTGATGCCAAAGCTACAGCAACTTCAAAAGGAATTCAATTTGTAGAGCCAGGAGTTAGTGCACTAATTCGTATGATTATAAATATAGATTCATCTATATTAACTCAAACATTAGCTAATCATCCTGATGTATTGCCATTGCATGACGCAATTATGGGAAGTCCAGATATATTAGAAGAAGCTTCTACTGATTATAATAATCTTTATTTATCTATTAATAGAGAATTTAGCGTACTAAATACTATTTATGAACGCCTAGAAGAAGTTATACAAAATACAAAATTAAAAGATAAACAAGAAGGCACTAATTTAATGGGTGCAATAGAAGAATGGACACTTGATAATGCATTTGTAAATAAAAATAAAAAAGATAAGAAAAAAAGTTTTAACAAGTTAGTACTTGATATTAAAAATAACAGAAATGAAATATTAGAAGCTCGAGAGGCTGTTGAAAAAGAAATTGAAAAAGCTGCTCAAGCAGGAGGAGGAGTATTTTCTCAACAGTTGTATATGCCTAAACCGGATGATGCTTTAGAAGACGGGTTAGAAGAAATTGAGGATAAAGATTCGCCTGCTAGTTATAGTCCAATTTTAGACCCGGCAATAGAACATTATTTAGGTGATGTACCTAAACCAGTAAATTTAGATAAATCTAGTTTACTTACCGATGAGCAAGTAGAAAATATAGCAGATAGCTTTAGAAAAGATCTTAATAAAAATCCTAAAGCTAATGAAGCATTAGGAACTGTGAAAGATAGGAAAAAAGTTAATCCTGTAAAAGTACTCACTGGAGATTTAACTAAAGATAATGTCATGTCTTTATTTAAAGATATGGTTAATGCTTCTAGTAATTATTATGCATCTGACGCAGATCAAAATGATCATACAGCTGAATTAGAATCTATAATTAGTAAAATAGCTGATAAAATGACCTCCGCGACTTCTATAGAATTTCTCCAGGAGGAAGTAGATAGTATTACGGAGGGAGAATTTGCTCCTTTAGCTAATAGATTAACCGTATCACTTAGCACGAAACCGCCTAAAGGGTTAAATGCACAATCGCCGCAGGAAGTATATGTACATGAAACTGTACATGCGTTGGTTACTGCTGCTTTAGCTAAAAGTCCTTTATTAAAACGTAGAATTGAAAAATTATATCAACAAACTAAAAAAGAAACCTCCGAACGAGGAGGATATAGAAGAATATTCTTACAATCTATTCCTGGTGGAAGAAAGGCAACTTTAACAGAACATAAAATTGCTAAAAAACAATATGATTATATTTTTAATAACCCAGAAAATGAGCAATGGAGATTAGATGAATTTTTAGCATTTGCTGTAACTAATAAGAATTTTGTTCAGTATCTTTCTGGTACTACATCTAAAATTCATCTTCAATATCGAAAAGAAGAGAAATTATTTAATAGAGCCCTAGATGTGTTTACTTATTTTATTGAAATTGCTACAGATATTGCATTAAGGCTATTTGGTGAAAGAGGCGGATTTGGAGCAAGTAGTAAAACTGAGATGTTAGCAGTTCTAGAAAAATTACTTGATATTCAAGGCAAGCACAGAAATGCACTTCAAATACTACAAGATAAAGTAGCTCAAACTTTTGATGCAGGAGATACGTTTTTACGTACTTTTGCTGAGAGAAAAGCATTAGATATAATGGAGGAAGATCCTACTACTAATAAATTTAAAGAAGCTATACGAATTACTACTGCTACTGGTTACAATATTCTTAGTAAAAATGCGCAGACTCTCTATAGTAGACAAGCTGTATACGAAACTATGGGTTCGGTTCTTAGAAGCTTAGCTACGGAAGTTGGTGAAGGTATATTAGGCAAACGATTAATTGAACAATTATTACAATCTAAAGTAAGAATATCTAAAGCTCGTCAGGAAACAGAACGATTTACTACGGAATGGTTTAATAGTATATGGAAATCAGTAGATGCTACGAAGCCTAAAGGAATGTCTGTTGATTTAAGAAGAAATTTAACTTCAGTTATATTTAAAACGGACTTATCTAGTTTACTTTCTATGGGGTATTCTCATGCAAAAATTGCAAGTTTTATTGGTGATAGAAATAAAATTAAATTAGAAAAAGCAAGAATAGAAAGACAAATTTTAAATTTAACTCCTGTAAAAAATAAAAATATTAGTTGGGCAGTAAAATACGCTGAGGAATTAGGTAATCATATAGTTACAGGTAAAACGTATTTAAATTTATCTCATATGAACGCATTTACTATAGCAACTAATTACATAGCTAATCCAACTAATAAAGAACTTGCTTTACTAGATGCATACGCTACGTTAACTGCTTTAGGTACATTAGATGATTCTAAGACTTCTTCTGTAAAAAGCTTAGTAGATAATGAATTTAATGTTAATGCTACAGAAAATGGATTTATAGATTTACTCGATTCTCATATCCAATATGTTAATAAATCGTATCAAGATTTATTTAGTAATAATCGTACTCAAATGGTTAAAGGATATATAGTTGAAAGAATTGATAATTTAACTGACATAAAAGCAGGACAAATTGGCCAAAAAAGAGAAATGGCAGCTGATGGTTATCATGAACCATATTCATTAGGACCTATTCCTGGCATTAATAAATCAAATGACACCTTATTTATTGGACGTAATGTGCCTCCAGTACCGTATGTATCTGCAATCATGTCTACGACAAACAAACGGCATATGGGTACATCATTATCAGATATTTTGGCTCAAGATCCTGAATATCAAATATCTCCTAATGAGCCTAATTTTAAAAAGATAAAGCAAGCTATTAAGCAAATTTATCAAGCTCAACTTGAAGAAGCTAAATCTTCTAAATTAGCAACAAATCCTGATTTAAATTTACGTCCTGTTAGAGACGATAAAGATAATATTACTGATTTTCGTATAATTATGAATCATGAGAGTAAAGAACGACTTCTAGATCCGGATTTAGAAATACAAAATGTATTTGCTCATATGCAGTCTTCTTACATTGATCGTAAGGAAACTTTAAAGAATGATCTAAGAACTGTAGAATTATTGGTATATGAACAAGAGGAAAGATTTCCATCCCATCCTAATGAATTTATCGACTTTTTAGATCCTGAAGAAGGATTTATTGATAGATACTATCGGCTTCCTAAAGAAGTACGTATGTATATAGACCAATTTAGTAAAAATGGTAAATTCATGGTTAGAAAAGATGCTATTAATAAAGTATTCGGCTATCAAGCCAGCGATTTTAGAAATGTTTTCTTTTTACAGCATCCATCTATGCGGCATATAAAGCGTTTTGCTGGGTTATTTCATTATATGCTTCGACAGATTGTAGGTTATGGTAAAGATAGGATAGTTATCGCTATGCCTCAAGTATGGCTCTATAATGCGTTTTCTAATATTTCACAATTAACAATGAGAAATATTCCTTTAAGTTATACAGTTTATAAAATAATAGAAGGATTTCATGAATATGAAGCTTATAGTAAAGCTGTTGATGAACGTAGACGTTTACTTAATCAAATAGCAATTAAAAAATTAGATCGGACTAGAAGTCCTGAAGCTGTACAAGTACGCGCATTAGATACTCAAATAAAAAATAATAGAATAAATAGAATGAGTTTATGGGGATTAAATTCTCTTATTGTGGAAGATTTAAATGATGCTGCTTTGGATGGATATGCAACGAGGGCAAGACGATATCTTAAAGCTAATGAATGGTATAACAGAAATGATGCAGTTCCTAATATAGCTGGGCCACTAGTTTCTAGTATATTCATGATGAGGAATACTGGACCTTATGCATTAATGCGGAAAATTGTTCAGCTAACTGACTTTTTAGCTAGATATGTAATGATTGAGCATGGGATGGAAGTAAGAGGAATGGATTTTGATACAATAGCACACGAATCATTAGATGCTTTTGTATTATTTGATGAAGCATTGCACCCTGCATTAGAAGCATTAGATGCTACAGGAACTACTGTATTTATGTCTTATTTCTTACGTAATCAAAGAGCATCACGTAAACTAGCAATGTCAAATCCTACAGGTGTATTAACATCTGGGGCATTTCAATATAGTACAGGAATTCCTACATTAGGAAATTTAGATAGTTCATTCTTAGTTGGAGATATATCACCTAATGTAATGTATTTAGATGAATTATTTGATGAAGCAAATAATCCAACAGGATATGATTTATTAGCACAATACCTTGGGGACATATTTAATTAGTTATCGTTTTCTTTTTCATATTCTGCTTTTTCATTAATATAAGCTTTACACATATAAAAAATAACTAAAGCAACTACTACCCCAATTATAATTGGAAGAATAACTACAGATCCTAAAAATATAATTAAAACTCCTCCAAGAGTTAATCCTGTATAAATAAAACTACGTGTATTTACCCATAATTCTTTCATAATAATCCTCAATGGAATAATGAATCTATATTATCTAATGGTTCAACTTCTGGTATCTCAGGTTCTTCTGCTTTCTTAACAGGCTCTTCTGCACCTTCATTAGTTAATTCTTTAATACGAGCTTGTTTAATTGCATCGTCTCTAGCTTTATTTTCAGCAGATTCATCTAGTTGAACTTTAGCTTTAACTTCTCCCTTTTCTTCAGGGGTAAGCCTACGACCTTTCTCTCTTTCTAGGTCATGTAAAGCCATTTCTTCTGGAGTACGCCTTCTACCGTTTTTACGGCCATATTCCCATTTAGATCTACTATTAGAAGTCTCTACAGGAATAGAAATTGTTTCTCCTGATTGTTGTTTTTTAAGTGCTTCTTTTACTATAGATTCAATATCTATATCTATCTCTATTTTCATTCTTCCTCCATTAACAGGTCATTTAATAAAATTTAGAAGTTACAGCAGTAGGATCGTTATATCTTACATAATCATATAATGCCTCGTATGCTGTTTCATCTTTTAAATTTAAAATTAAATATTCAAGAGCAAAATTTACAATATGCTTTTCTAAACCGTCTAATCTACTCCAATTACCTTCAGTATCACCACTTGCGATGGCACATTTATGATTTTTAATTTTCGTAATTAATTGTTTATAAGTTTTATTTGAGTTGTATTTTGGTAATTTCATAATTCCTCTATATGTTTTAACCCATAGTGAGCAATCATTAATGCATCGGCTCTACCATCTAGTAGACCTCCACGTTTACCATATAGTTCAGCGTTAGGATATAAGCCTTGAGCTATCTTAGCTACTTCTTTTTTGATAGCTTTACCTTTAACAGTTACACCTATATATTTCTGCCATATTTTAGGAGTAACCATATTAGGTGAAT